TACTTTTGCGTCCTGTTGAGCTCGAACGTCTAGCTGAAGCTACATTTTGAACTGGTTTAGTTCTTTCTGTAGTTGAACCATCTATCTTATCAAATTTGTGGGGGAATTCAAGTCTTATTCTTGAGTCCACTTCTTGATAATATTCATCAGACTGAGGATCATATCCTTCTTGTTCTACAAGTGTTTTATGTAGATCAAAAGCTGTATGAGTCATCGCTGAATCAGTACCAAACCAAGTATTTTCCTTAGCCCAAGCTTCTGCTTTAGGATCAGTTTGTTGTCTTCTTGGTGTAGGTGCTTGATATACAGGTTTTTCTTGTTTAGGTGCTTCTTCATTAAGTGTTTTTAAAGCTCCTAATCTAGATGCATCTTGTGCAAGTCTAGCTAGTGATTCTTGAGCTTTAACTTGACCATCTACATCTCCTGCTTCAATAGCTACTTTTAATGATTGCCTTGCAGCATCCATATTAGTTGTAACTCTTGATTCAAACTCTTTTACATAAGATTTATCTAAAGTAGAAAGTTTAGATTCTAATCTATCCTTATCTTGTTTAGCTGCTTGAGCATATTGAACAGCTTCTTCTCTCTGTCTTTCTGCTTCTCGCATTTTACGAGTAAGTTTAGCAATACGTTTTTGAACGCCATCACTATATTCTTTTAACTCGTCTTTATCTTCTTTTTTATCGAGTTTAGTTGTTCTCTCATTTTCATAAGTTTTATCTTGAGGGTCCGAAGCTGGTGCTTCTTCTACCTCAATTTTTTCTTCTACAACTTCCTCTTGTTTTACCGGTTCTCCTTTATCATCAAAATCAATATCTGCGCCGACTGTTTCGCCAACGTTTACCAATTCTTCTGATGCTTTTTTTTCTTCTTTTTCTGGCATAGTTCCTTCCTATGTTATTATATTAAATGAAGAATCGATTCTGGATCTGCAACAGTTCCTAGAACTTCATCATCGTTAAGTATTCGCACTTCTCCACCTTCTATTGGTAGTCTTGCGCCTGCGTATCTTGCAAAGATCACCCAATCTCCTTTTTTGCACCAAGGTTCACCAAATTTATCTTTATCCTTGTATGCTAAATCTCCCATCTTTAAAACATAACCACATGTTGTGGCTATTCGTGCTTTGTCTAAAGATTCTTGGGAAAATAATATTCCACCTTTTGTTTTTTCTTTTGGTGTAAAAGGTAGAACTAAAATTCTATAACCCATAGGCACAGGTAGTTGATCTACCATTTCTGTTCCTATGTTGTCTGGATGTAAAGGCTCTTTGGCCTCACCTATATTTCTTTTATCTTCTTCTCTGTACTTTTCTTGAAGTGCTAATTTAATTTTTGGTGTGTCTGTCTTTTCCGTTTCCGATGTCGATAACGTTTCCTTGCTCATCTTTTTGCTCCTTTGGTTTTAGCAGGTTAGAGATTTCCTGTAATGTTAATTGTATAGCGTGTGCTTGACCTACTAGATATCTATATTTTTCCATGTTGTCAACCCCACCCATTAAAAGTGAATCACCAATTTTTTGTAGATTCTCTCCTAAATGTTTTTGTATCTTCGTTACTATTGTCATGTCATCCATGATTACTCTTCTCCTTTTTGTTCTCGAAACTCTTCTAACACTTCTAATTTCTCTTCTGCGTTAGCAATAGTTTCTATTAGTTTATCTACTTCGTCAATATGTTGGGGATGTTCTCCAATTCCCACAGATTTTTCTAAGTAGATTTTCATAGTTGCGTCAGCTTCAGCAATCACTGCTTCGTACCGTGCTTCTAATGCTTTTAAGATAGCCTCTTTCATATAGGCAATTAATTAAACGTGGATTTTTTTACAAACCTTACATAGTCTAACATTAGCTGTTACATTAGCTACAGACACTAAATCTGTATCTTTGCATTTACTAAATAGTCTATGTATTACTTTTTTAATTAATTTAATCATTTTTTTCTTCTTTTGTTTTTTAACTTACGTAAATATTCAGCTTTCTTTTTTAAACCCAGTGTTGGTTTAACGCTTTTAATAGGCGTTGGTTGTCTTCGCACTACTTTTTAAAACCTTTTAAAGTTTTAGCTAGTCTTGCTCTTTGACCTAACTTTCCACCTTTTTTCGCAGCTTCATTTAATTTTTTAGCTGGAATATCTTGTCCTTTTTTAACACCTAAAGATTTTCTTAATGATCCTGGTTTCTTAATAGCTTTTTGAATCCAGTTACCATCTTTAGCTTTAATTCTTCCACCACTTTTTAAAGCAACACCCATACCTCTATTATTTTTAACAGCTCCACCACCTCTGTAAACACTTCTTTTTGTTTTCATTGGTTTAGCGGAAGTTGAATCAAAATATTGTGGCATATTAGTCTTTCATTGAAATTATAAAAGTAGGTCTGTCTCTCATAACTTTACCTTGACCTCTAGCCATTACTCTACCACCACTAGCGTGGGCAGCTCTTTCTCTAATGTCAGCTCTAGATCTTTTAGTAATCCATTTTTTAGGTTTTTCTTTTTTAGTAATCCAAGCTTTAGGTTTTTCTTTTTTAGTAATCCATTTTGGAGATTCTTTTTTCTTTTTAGTAATCCATTTATTACCTTCAGATTTATTAATGCTTTGATTTGGACGTCTTCCCCATTTTCCATAAGACTCATCTCTACGATCTTTCATAGATTGTTTCTTACCAGATTCTTTTCCAGTTCTCATGCCTAGAGATTCATCTTCTCTTGCTTTGTAACCTTGTTTCTTTTTACCAACTTGGCCACCGGTAGCTTTAAGTTCTCTTACGATTCTTTTCTTTTCATCTTTAAGATTTCTTTTTCCTTTTCCAGTATATGCTTTTTCTGCATCTACTCTTCCAAGTTCTTCAAGTCTATTCATTCTGCTTGTATTAGCCAT